TTTCACAGATATTTGAACGCAAAGATTCAGAGCTATTAAAGCTGGTCATTGCGCTGATAGATTTGCTGGTCGAGGAAAATAGAGGCAAATTTGACACAGCCTCTCCGGAAGATATCCCAAAAATCCAAGGACGCATCGTTCAATTGAAAGAATTGGGCGATATTTTTAAAAAACCGATCATCAAATCTTGATGAAATAAAAATTTTCTTGACAACGAATCCCTTTGTGTGTTTAAATCGCCACACAAAGGGATTTTTTTATAGATTTTATGGCAAAATATTCACACTTTTTTAATTTGAGGGGGCTATAAAACCATGGCTGTTAAAAAAGGAGAAGAAAAGAGTCCGAATGAACTTTCGGACATGTCAAATGAGACGGAAAAAGTATTTGATGAGGCTTTCAAAGAAGGAGAAGGCACAAGTGGTTCTGAAAAGGCTATACATACTGAGGAAAACCTAGAAGCATCAACCGCGGGTGACAAATCCGCAACCGGTACTTCAGGAACCCAAGCAGAAGTAACGCCGAAGAAAGAATCCGGCGCGTCATCCACTTCCGGCGAAGATTTTGAACAGAAGTTTAAAAGTTTGCAGGGTAATTTTACTCAGGTTAATGAGGAAAATAAAACCCTGAAAACTCAACTCGATGAGATGGCTGGTAAAATAGCCGAAATCGAAAAACTTCAACAAGGATCTCCGGCCGATAAAAAGGAGGCTAAAGAAATCAAGGCGGAGCTGATAAAACAGCTTACCGACCTTTATGCTGACCTATCCGATGATGAAAAAGCGGCGTTGGCAACTTATGATGAGGAGTTTGATACTGTCAGTAAATCGGAGGCAAAGAAGAGAGAGATTTTTGCTAAGAAAATCGTGGCTTTTATCAATGAAGCCATTGAAAATAACGGCAAAGTATTTCTCACTCAATTGGCTCCGTTTCTTCTGTCCAGCGAAAGTGCGGCAGATGAAAAACATTTTACGACTCTCAAAAGTGCTCATCCGAATTACGAGGAGTATCGGGATAACGGTCAGCTAAAGGCATGGATTGATAAACAGCCTCCATATCTGAAAAAAGCTCTTCAGGCAGTTTACGATGAAGGCGAGACTCAGGATGTAATTGACCTCTATTCCCGATTCAAAAAAGACAACAATATTGGAACGGGAACCAAGAAAGACGACAAAAAAGTGGATGAAGTTGATCCTAAAAAAAAGGAAAATCTCGAATCCATGGAAATCGTCGATTCTGGAACGAGGCCAATTGGAGGCACCGGAGTCGGTAAAGCTGAAGATTATGATGGCGCCTTTGAGGAGGCTATAAAGAAAGCCGGAATATAATGTTTTCCGTTCCTCTGTGAAATCATGGAGGTTATTGATATGATTAATGTTTATGGGGATATAAGCCCTAGGACAGCAGCCTACGCTAGCGTGGAATTGTTAAAACGATCCATGCCGTATATGTTGCTTGAAAAATTCGGTGGACGGTAGTTTGGCCGAATTAAAAGTCCTTAAAGTCGGGGAATATCCCATGTGGACAATCCCGAGCCAATCCGTAACGGAAGGTGTATCGACTATGAACGAAGAAGAAATCAGGGGTGCAGTAATAGGAATGATTTTGGGAGATGGGAACCTGTCTCATTGTAAAACGAGTGAAACTAATTCTCATATAGATTACGCTCACAGTATCAAGCAAAAAGAATATGCAATTTGGAAGGCAAAAATACTTGAGAACCTAACCAGCGTAAGGATTACAGAAGGAATCAGCAAGTGCAAAGGAAAGGAATATAAAAAGGTGAGAGTTTTTACAAAGACACATCCTCTTTATACGCATTTGTGGAAACGCTTCTATCACAACGGAAGAAAAACGATAGATTCTTTCTTAATGAATCAGCTTACGCCTCTTGGCCTTGCAATCTGGTATATGGACGACGGTAATCTTAATAACCATGAAAATTTCCTAACACCCAAATTGGAAACAAACTGTTTTAATGTGGCAGAGCACATGATTATGACAAAGGTTCTTGCCGATAAATTTCATCTTGAATTTCGGGCAAATCATTTGAATGCAAAATATCTTTATCTTCGATTGAGAAGGCGAGATAGAGAAAAATTCTTTGATATTATCAGAGAATTCATTCATCCAACAATGGCTTACAAAATTCAAGACGATGGAATAAAAATAAGACCGTTTGGTGATCCAATAAAAGGCACTTGTGAAATATGTGGAGATGATATTATTACTCCCTTTGCGAAACGCGCCCGTAATCATCGCTTTTGCAACAAGTGTTATAATTCTCATCGTTCAGCAATAGGGACGACTCGCAATCAATATAGCGAGCCAAGAGATAGTCAGGGCCAGTTAGCAATGGCTGGAGCTTATTAGAAATAATAAGCCAAGGGAAACCTTGTAACAGAAAGCAATCAAAGCCCTTACCAGGCAACAAGAGCACCACGATCAAATTCCGGAGATATGAACATCTTCCACTGACGCTCACGCCGTTGGTTGAAGGCGTCACGCCTCCGTCGCAGAAATTAACCTATACCGATATCACGGCCACCTTGGAACAGTTGGGCAATGTTGTTGGCATCTCCGATGTCATCGCAGATACCCATGAAGATCCTGTCTTCCAAGAAGCCCAGACGGTCATCGGCGAACAGGCCGCGATGACGGTCGAGACTTATCGTTTTAACCATCTCAAGGCCGGCAGTAACGTCTTTTACGCGAACAGCGTAACCTTGCAGAGCGGTATCGTTACTGCGATCACAAGAGCGGATCAGCGCCAGGTTGTTCGTTCGCTGGAACGCCAGGATGCCGGACACATCACGTCAATTGTCCGGTCCACACCTTCATTCAATACCGAAAATGTTCTGCCTTGCTATGTGGCATTGTGCCACGTCGATTTGAAATCCGATGTGCGCAGCATGAGCGGATTCATCGATGCTAAGGACTATGGTCAGGTAACTCCGTTTGAATCGGAAATTGGTGCCGTGGAAGATGTGCGTTATCTTCACAGCACGATTTTCCAGCCATATCCCGATGCCGGTGGTTCTAAGGGTGCGATGATTTCCACATCGGGAACCTTGGCGGATGTTTATCCGGTATTGTTCATAGCGAAAGACAGCTACGGCCTGGTGGCCCTGAAGGGCAAATATGCCATCACTCCGATGGTTATAAATCCTGTTCCGTCGAAGTCAGATCCTCTTGGTCAGCGCGGATCGGTTTCCTGGAAGACGATGCAGACCGCGGTAATATTAAACGACGCCTGGTTCGTAGTTTACCAATGTGCATGTACTAACTAATAATTAGCGGCACGAGAAGGCGGCATTTAAGTCTCAATAAATTTATAAAGTAACAGGAGGAAAAGATGAGCAAAGACATAATTCAGAATCAACTTGATATGTATAGAGGTTTTAATTCCGCTTACGCGAAGACAAGTTCGCCAAAAGTGGATCAGACCTCTGTATTCGATGCTTTTCCGGATCTTGCTTCACGGAAAGCTTTGGCGGCAATCAACAACAGAGTCTTGGGTTCTACGCCGGCAGGGTTACAGGCCGGCACAGCGGGAACTCCTGGCATAGCCATCAACAGCGGCGTTTCCTATGTCATTGATGGCAAAATATATGCCGGAACCGCAAACACCAATTTTGCAATCCCGACATCCCTGGGTACTCAGGGGACCGGCAGTTGGTGTAAATATCTTGTCTCCTACGGTACCGATGGTGTTGTTGTCATCACCAAAGGCAATGAATCAACGGCCGGATCGGATGGCAAGTATTATAACACCGCCGATGGTGGACAAGCGCCTGGTGCATTTTTACCGGATCTTCCGGACAAAAATGCGCCTATCGGTTATTTTGTCATTCAGACGGGAGCGCTCCATTATACCGCGGGTGTTGGTGCGCCGGCTACGGGGAATACATCGGTTGGCTATTACAACCTGATGTCAATGCCGATTGTTGAATTTTAATCGGTAAAACTTTTAACTAAATGAGGGGGAAATATCATGTCAGAAGAAAATGAAGGTGGCGTCAAAGTGACCGGCGATGCAGTAGAAAATACTGGTCAGGCTAAAAAAGTTCCGGATTCAAAAAAACCTGGGCCAAAAGTTCCTGAAAAGGAAATGATCGAAGTCGATTTATCTCACTTCACCGGTCCAATGGGACACCCGCGCAAGTGGGTTATAATTCGAGATACCGGCGTGGCTCACGAGAGCAAACAACCTTTCCAGTCTTTAAATGGATGGGCTGTGAAATGCCAGAGAAATGTGCCAGTTCATTTGCCCATTCCTTTGATCGAGGCCATGAAACTTTGTGTTTACACGAAGTATGAAAAAGACGAAACCACCGGTAACGATGTTCGCCGTGATATTCCCCGTTTCACTTTTGAAGATGTGCCGGAGGATCAGATACCGCAAGGAGAATAATTTATGCTCCTGGTAGAATTGGTAAAAGTTCTTAGGGTGCAATATCTGGATGATGTTGCGGAGCCGTATCTCTGGAGTGATCCGGAATTGGTTTCTTATATAATTCAGGCGCAAGATGAAGCCTGTGAAAGAGCCAAGCTGATCATCGATGAGACGACTCCTGAAATATGCGAAATACCGGTGCAGAAAGGCGTCATGGGCTATTCGCTTGATGATAGAGTGATCATTGTCAAGCGGGCAGCCTTTGGCACTTCACGCTCGTTTTCGTATGCTTTAAAAGGTCCTATTACCCGTCAGGAATTGGATGAAACTCATCCTGGATGGCATTTGCGACCTGGCCAAGTGGCAAGTTTTATCTGCGAAGACAATGGAGAGATTACTTTTGCTCCACCGTCGAGAGAAGATGGAACTGCTTATTTGCAAGTATCCCGATATCCTCTCAATAGGCTTACTCTCAATTCAACCGCTGGATCTGGAACTGCCGGCCTAGGAATCACTTATCCCGAGGTACCATCCCGATATCATCTGAAAATGTTGGATTGGGCTGCGCATCTCGCATTTTTGAAAAATGATTCAGAGACATTTAATATTGCAAAGGCCGATAAATATGAAGCTTCTTTTGAGCGAAAATTTGGGAAGCCGGTATCGGCAAAAACCCAAAGGTTTATGAGAAGCAACAATTTAAACAGGCCGCGAATGAAGCCAAGGATTTTAGGCAGTTAAAGGAGGAACATATGGCTATTAATTCAGTAAAACAATTAATTGAAGCTTTGAAAGCTGGCGATACAAATGTTATTGGAACACGGATATATAGTTCTATAAATCCACCGCCAGCCGGAACTAACGCGGGCTCTTCCGGTACTTCCGGTTCTTCCGGTTCTTCCGGTTCGAGCGGGGCAGGGACTAGCGGCACCAGCGGCAGCAGCGGAACCAAGGGTACATCCGGTACATCCGGCACAGGAGCTTAACTTTTAATTGATTAAAGGATAGAGGGGGTGAAATTCCCCCTCTAAGTTAATTATGATTTTGGCATCTTTATATTTTTGAGGAAGCTATATGCTCACGATTCTTGAACGTCAAGAAAGACGTAAAATAACGCAAAAAAAATATCGAGAGAAAAATGCTGAAAAAATAAAAGAAGCAG